ATGGGAGGTAGTGGGATTAAAAAAGGTGGATTAGGTGTTACGACTGGATTAGCAGGATTAGATAGAATTTTAAATAGAGATAATTCGGAATTAGTTAAGAGGTTTAAAAAATAATATGGCTTATGTACTTGGTAGTAAAATTGTAAAGGATACGCAAGAATTTGATTCTTACGCGTATGGAATAACTTTACCTATTAAAAGAGGTAATACTGGTTATTTTGAACAAGCCTTTACATCTTTCGAACAAGCAAAAGCAAATTTAAAAAATTTACTACTAACGGCAAAGGGTGAAAGAGTAATGCAACCAGAGTTTGGTACGGGATTACAATCACTTTTGTTTGAACCAATGGATGATACGTTTGAATCACAATTACAAGATGTAATTACCCAAACAGTCAGTTATTGGTTACCATATATTAATATTGAACAAATTGATGTAGAAATGACTGATGCTATGAAAGATAACCATACTGCACATATGACAATTCAGTTTACGGTCGGAAATACAATTGAAACACAAGAAATAACTTTTACAGTTAGGGGATAATAATAATGGCATTAAATAGTATAACAAGAAAAAGTAATCAAGGTAGAGATATAAAATATCTTAATAAAGATTTTGCCGGTTTCCGTCAAAACTTAATTGAGTACGCAAAAACTTATTTCCCGCAAACATATTCAGATTTTAACGAAACCTCACCGGGTATGATGTTCATTGAAATGGCATCGTATATTGGGGATGTTTTGGGTTATTATATAGATGATACTCTTAAAGAATCCTTAATGTTATATGCAGAGGATAAAGAAAATGTTATCGCACTTGCACAATATTTAGGATACAAACCAAAAGTAACATCGCCTGCATTAGTAAGATTATCAGTTTATCAATTAGTTCCTGCAACTGGTTTAGGTGTAAATAATAGACCCGATTCTGATTATTTTCTTAGAGTTAAAGAGGGTATGGTAGTAGAAGCAAATACAACCGGTACACTATTTAGAACAACTGAATTATTAGATTTTAGTGTTGATGATGAAAGAGAAATTACAATATATAGAAAAAATACTGATAACGAACCAACCTTTTATTTGGTTAAAAAGTATGTTAACGCAATATCTGCAGAATTAAAGACAATAGATATTACATTTGGAACTGCACAAGAATTTTCAAAAATAGATTTGGCAGAAACAAATATAATTCAAATATATGATGTAAGAGATAGTAGCGGAAATAAATGGTATGAAGTTCCATATCTTGCACAAGAGATGGTATTTGTTGATTATCCTGTATCAAATCAAACTGATAAGGATTTATTTCAATTTAAAGATTCAGTTGCAAACGTTTTAAAATTAATAAAAACTTCTAGAAGATTTGTAACAAAAGTAAATCCAGACAATACTACAACAATTGTATTTGGTGGTGGTAATTCTACCTCATCTGATGAAACCCTTATACCAAACTTCAAAAATGTAGGATTGGGATTGAATTCATCAATAGATAATTTAGGTGCATCATTTGACCCTGCAAACTTTTTAAAGACAAGAAGTTATGGTCAGGCACCCGCTAACACTATTATTACAGTTTCGTATTTAGTAGGTGGTGGTATTTTGGCAAATACTCCAAAAGGTGAAATAAATAGAATAACAAACGTTTCTTTTGATGAAGATACAATTTCACTTAGTGGAGATGAATTAGCAGCATATAGAGTAGCTAAGGGTTCAATCGCAGTTGAAAACGAAACCGCAGCAAATGGGGCAAGAGGTGCTGAAACTATTGATGAAATAAGAGAAAATGCACTGGCAACATTTGGTTCTCAAAATAGGGCAGTAACTCGTAAAGATTATCAAGTAAGAGCCCTATCACTACCTGCAAAGTATGGTGGTATTGCTAAAGCATATTGTGCACCGGATGGAGAATTGGATAATAACTCACCATCATCTATTCTTGCAAATCCAGATACCCTAAGCGAATTTACAGGTATTGTAACAAGTTTACAAGGTAAGAGTGAAATGGAAATTAAAGATGCGGTTAACAAATTTTTAGTAGGAAAGAAAAATAATACAAACGAAAAGAATAATCCATTTGCAATTAACTTATATATTTTAGGATATAATTCTAATAAGAATTTAGTGCAAATTGGAACTAATCAGGCACTAAAAGAAAATCTTAAAACTTATTTAAATGAATATCGTTTGTTGACAGATGGTGTGAATTTAATGGATGGATTTATTATAAACATTGGTGTTGATTTTGAAATTAGAACTTATAGTGGATATAATAAAAGAGAAGTATTGGTAAGATGTATTGATGAAATTACAAATTACTTTAATATAGATGATTGGACATTTAATATGGCAATTAACATAAGTGAATTAGAATTATTAATTGCAGGAATAGAAGGAGTTCAATCCGTTCCAAAATGTGAAATAGTAAATAAATGTTTAGGTCAATATTCAAGTAATTCATATAACATTGCAGAAGCAACAAAAGGTAAAATGGTATACCCATCATTAGACCCATCAATATTTGAAGTTAAGTTTCCAGCAAAAGATATTAAAGGGAGGGTTGTTTAATGTATACTTTTTTAACAGCATCAAAAGATGCATCAATCTATTTACAACAACCAACTCAAAACACTGGTTTAGATGAAATATTAGAAATTTCTAAAACTTATTATGGAAATTCAAAAGATGTTGCTCATACTCTAATAAAGTTTGAAACAACTGCTCTTTCTGCATCTCTTGCTAGTGGGGCGGTTACTATGAGTTCTGCAGAATTAATTCTTAGAGAATGTGAAGCAAATGAAATACCAATAGATTATGTAATCTATGCGTATCCCATTTCTGAAAGTTGGGATATGGGAGTTGGAACTCGTTTTGATGATATATCAACTGATGGTGTTACTTGGAATTATAGGGCAAGTAGTAATGGTGATTGGCTATCAACGACAGGTGCAAATGAAATATCATCATCTTTATATAGAACAACTTTGGGTGGTGCAACTGGTACGTTTAATGGTAAAGGTGGCGTATTTTATACATCATCTGCTGCATCACAATCATTTAATTATCAAAGTACTGATATTCAAATGAACATTAAACCAATGTTAGAAAAATGGATAACTGGCTTAATTGTAAATCAAGGAATAATATTAAAATATTCCGGTTCAACCGATAACTCATCTTCAATTGAAGGAAATACGGAAGATTATGGTCAATTAAAATTCTTTTCAAAAGAAACAAATACTATATATCAACCAAAAGTTAGAATAGGTTGGGACGACCAATCCTTCGTAACAGGTTCATTAACTCAATTAACATCTGATGATATTCATATAACATTTAAAAAATTAAAAACAAAATATAAGGTAGGAAGTATTCCTAAAATTGGAGTATTTGGTAGAGATAAATATCCATTAAAAACATATCAAAATACATATGCATATAATGATGTTTATTACTTACCAACCTCTTCATATTATCAAATTAAAGATGTCATTACTGATGAGGTTATTATTCCATTTAGTGATTATTCTAAAGTAAGTTGTGATGTTAGTGGTAGTTATTTCAAATTAAATTTAACCAATTGGGAAACTAATAGAAGTTATTATGTTGAAATAAAAATAGATAGAAGTGGTGTAATAGAATATTTTTCAGATAAAGATTTAACGTTTACAATAGAGAAATAAGATATGTCATTACAAAACGAATTTAGAGTTTCAGAATTAATATCAAGTGGTTCTGCTGTGATTACCTCTCAAAACGAACAAGGTAATCATACTTTTTATGTCAAACCCACTGCTGAAGATTTTGATGGTGAAACATCTGGATATGTTGAAAGACCAAAGTATAACGAAGAGCAATTAAAAAAGGCAGTTAATGTAGTTGTTGATGAATTAATAGCAGCACCTGCTAAACCACAACCAAAAGTTGTTCCTCAAAAAACATACGATAGATTAGAAACATTATATAATGAATCATTAGGAAAAAATACTGATTTAAGTAAACAATTAAGTGATGCCCTTGCTGAGATTGAAACTCTAAATACTGCAAACGAGGCATTGGCTACTCAAATAGATGTAGAAAGATTATTAAGAGCATCGGCAGAGAACGAATCACAAATTACAAATAATAAATATGTTTCGCTAATTCAAGATTTTCAAAATGCACTTTCAAAGGGTATTAAAGAAGGTATTGAAAGGGTTTCATTAGAAGCACAACTTAGAGGATTACAGGCCGAGAAACAAACCTTTGATGAATTACAAAAGAATTTAACTGCACAATTAGAAGCTGCAAATGCAAGGACAATTGAATTACAAAATCAAGTTACAAACGCACAACAATTATTAGCACAAGCTCAAATTACAGCATCACAGGCTCAAGCAGCTGCTGCAACCGCAAGTGCATCAGCCACCCAAGCACAACTTGCCAATACCAAAAAGAAAAAGATTATTTGTAATGAACTTTACAAACAAGGGTTCTTACCTCAACATATTTGGAACGCGGATGAATTATATGGTGAAATGATGTATAAGAAAGACCCATCATTAGTTTTAGGATATATGATGTGGGCTAAGAATGTGGTTAACTTTATGAAAGCAAAACCACAATATACAAAATGGATTTATACAATGGTAAAGCCGTGGACAGAACATATGGCATACGAAGTTGGAATCCTACCTAACGATAATTGGATAGGAAAAATAATTCATAAAGTTGGTAAACAATATTGTTATTATGTTTATAATAAACAAATGAGTAAAAGAAAAATACTAGTATGGCAATAAATCAATTCAAAGAAATAGTAGATAAAAAGGGCTACAAAGTTGATAGTAAAGATAGAGCAATTTTTGAAAAAGAAGTTGCCAAATCTTACTTTGGGTTAGGTGATGCCGATACTATTGAATTTATCTTATATGATTCAAGTGATAATTTGTTACCACAAGGTGAGAATGGAGATTTAGTTAGATATATTTTTTTAGATGATGCAAATATTACAAAATATTTTATTTTTAGTGAAAATAAATCTAATATAAAAACAAATGGTGCTAGGGAATATATTATTGATACTGAAAAATTAGTAAGAGATTCTGGCTATTCTAATGGTATATTTAAAACTCAAACAACCCTATTAAATAGAAGAGTTGGTTCTGAAACAGTTGATAAGGATAAATTATGGATACATGAAATATCACCATCTCGTACTGAAATCAGAGTTTTACCATTAAAAGATGTTAATGAAAATACAATTGAAGATTTAGATATCAGATTAAATATTTTATTAAAAGATGGTCAATTTAAAGATGATACAATTTATTTTGTAGAACCATTTATACAATCATTAAAAGTAGAAAATATTCTAAAATCATTCTTAATGCAAAAGGGAACGATTGCAGAGGGAGAACAATATAGAAAGTTAATTCAAACCGAATTCAAAATTCAAAATTGGGAAAATTTTATAAATACAATTAGAGAAAAATTAGTTGAGACTACTAAACATTTTATTGGTAATAGAGATACTAATATAACTTCTCTTAACTATGGTAAACCACTTCCTAGTGCAAAACCAATAGAATTATCAATAGTTAAAATAAAAGAATTTATAATTAGTTCACTTATTCAAATTATAAGTTTTTATTTACCTAAACAAGATATACAAGAAGATAATATATTAACAAAAGAAGAACAAATTACATTAGATGCTACTAAAGAGATTTTAAAATCAATAATTAGTTCTAATACAAATGAGACTAATGGTATAGGTAATAAACAAGGAGTAGTTAGAGGATGTACTGATAGAAACGCTAAGAACTATAATCCATTGGCGACTGAATCAGATGGTTCATGTCAATACAATCCAATACCAGATGCAACTCCAATTGAAAAGATTAAAGGTTGTATGGATTCATCTGCTTTAAATTATAATAAATTTGCAGTGATGGATGATGGTTCATGTACCTATGCAGATGTTTCTAAACCAAGAACGTTTACAAAAACATTCTATGTTTGGTCATCTGAAGGTGGAATCCTATTTACTGATGCTGATGGTAATAAACAAACTAACGTATTTGGTAGAGAATATGAATCATTAACAATTACATACCAAATAATAGATTCATTTAGTGGAGATGTAAGAGAAGTACCAAAAATTAGAGAAGTATTGACTACGGGGTTATATAGAGTTTTTAATGATTCATATTATACCTATAATCCATATGGTTATAATGGATATGATTCGTATGGTGGAACTGGATATAATGGATACCAATACTATAATAATAATGGATATAATTATAATAATGGAACATCTGTTCCTATATTTTACAAAGATTCATCCGGTGCACCAGCAACAATACATTCATTATTACCCGGCGAATCAGTAGAAATATGTGCAGTTGAAAATACTATATCTGAAGGACCGAATGTACGAGTTACATTTATAGGTTCATGTGGTGGGGTAACTACACCTACTACCCCAAGCACTCCTATATCAGGCGGAGGTGGTGGTGGTGGAAACACATTTGGCGGAGGAGCAGGATATGATGGTAGTTTCGGTGGCGGTGGAGGTGGCGGACAGTTCGATACTCAATCATTACAAAATTTTACATAAGTAATAGATAAAATCATATTTATACAAACAAGGATTATAATAAATGGCAGCACCGGCAAATAAAGAATTATTACTATACGATACCTCAGGGAATTTAAATCCAGATGGTGGTTCATTGGGTGCAATGAATGACAACTTTGGTGGAGGTGGAGGTGGTGGTGATATTTCGGGTGGAGGTGGAGGTGGTGGAGGAAATCCAACCTCACCAATATTTGGTTGTACTGACCCGCGTGCTAGTAATTATGATGCATCTGCTACATATAATGATGGTTCATGTACCTATGCACCAACTAACGTATATAATACACAAAATTTAGTAGTTGAAATTGGAATACAATCTAATCCACAAGATGGAATAGTATTGGTAGATGGTGTAATTCAAAATATAAAAACAACACCTACCCAATTAAGTTTTAGTCAGAAAGAATTACTTACTCCTAAGCAAATAACACTTCAAAAATCAGGATTAGAATCTTCGGATGTTTATAGAGTTTATACTTTACAAAAAGAAAACAGAAAACAAAACTTAGTAGACGTTCCATTTAATGATGTTGTTGAATATGCGTTTGAACAAGACCCTAATAATCCAAATTCGGTAATTCAAAAAAAAATAGAAAGACCAAAGGTATATGAAAATGTAGTATACTTTACTTATTATCAATTAATAGTTGAAAAATTAATTGATGGTAATTTTATTCAACAAAATATATTAGAAGCAAGTACTGAAACTGATGCTGTATTAAGTACTACATTAAAATTTGATTTAAAAACATTTCCAGTACCAATTGACCCACTTCCTGAAGCAGTTGCAAGGATACAAATAAATGGTGATGTTTATCAAAATGATTTAATATCATATCGTGCAACAAATGGTGTAACAGGAAATGTTACATCTGGTAGAACTGAATTTGATTTTTCACCTAGTTCAGGTGGTTATTGTATTGATTTTATTTCAAATGGATTATCTGCACAAACACACGCGGTTGTTTATGAAGTAATTACAAAGGGAAATAGTGTTAAGTATAATAGATTAGATTTTAAATTGGAACCAGGAATTGATAATGTAATAGTTAATGTTTCGGTATCTAAAAAATCAAATGATAATATACCCCAAGCAGATGCACCTACATTACGAACTGAAGGTATATCGTTTGAATTTAATATAGCAGGTGATAATAATTTAAACATACCATATAATAGTGTTAACGCATCGGAGATTATCTATTCATTAGGTTCTACCCAACGTACACTATCCCCAAATGGTTCAATTGTTTTATCTAAAAACGATTTTTATAATGGTGTTGGTAACTACATAGTTTATTTACAACCTCGTTCGGATAGAGCAGGTAGTGGTCAAACTACAAAGATTACAATTAATGTAGTTAATAAATATTATTTACCAGGACCAGATATTACACATATTAATTATCCGCAGAATATTAAAGGTGCGGATTTTAAAGGATTTAATGTTGATTTTGATATTAGTTGGCAATCAATTAATACAAACTACATTGAGATGTATGTCTCAAAGTATGATAAACAATATGCAATTGGTAAACTATCTCCCGCAGGTTTAATTACATTAAATGTAGAAGAGGTTTTAAAGAAAGCACAAAATCAATTTAATGAAGATACTGATAAAGTTCAATTTGAAATTTTATTAGTTCCATTTAATGCAGAAGGCGATGAATTAACCGAAGGTAAGATTGAAAGAATTTCCATTTTATTTGATAAAGGAGATTTAAAATTACGAAGAGGTAGTGTAATTGCCGATATTAGAAGTGCGTTTGAAATTAACTTAGACCAAAAAATATTAGAAGAAGAAATTTCTAAATTTTTAACTCACTATCTACACTTAGGTGATGGTGATAATAAATTAATTGCAACTTGGGGAGTTGATACTGAAACTTTTTCTGAATATAAAACTGATGTAGAAACAGGAACTCGTACAAAAACTAAAGAACAAAAATCATTAGTTTTAAAATTATACGAACCACTTCCTCGTGAGATTCAACCCAATCAACAATTATGGATATCTAAAATCCAATCGATTCCCATAATAGAACAAGTTACTATTATTGATGAATTAAAAAGTGAGTGTACGCCATTAAAACCAAATTTTAATGTAACAATTGGTGATGAAATTGGATATCAAATATTAGATGATTTAATTTCAAGCGGTTCTAATACCTCTACTGATTTAATTAACTCATATGTAAGTTCAAGTGAATTTTCATTAGAGAATTTAAACATTCAGTATGAAAGTGGTTCAACATGGGCGTGGTCTAATTTTGTAAAATACTCATCAGCAGAAGAAAGAGTTAAAAACTTTTTATATAAAGTTGAATTAATTGAATTTTATAATAATAAAATAAATTTTGTATCAAGTAGTTTATCATATACATCTGGTTCGGTAACATCATCATTAGAATTACAAAAACACATTGAAAGTAAAAATAAAGTTAAAGCAGGATTTGATGGATTTGAAAAATATTTGTTTGTATCATCATCAAATGGGTTAACATATCCATTCTTTAATTCATCATCATATTCATATTACAATCCAACAAGTTCACAAGTTACTGATTGGTATGGTGAAATTATTGATGATGCACAACAATATGATTATAACAATAAAAATATATTAGTAAATAATATTCCTGCCCATATTACAAATGATGCTGAAAATGCTGAGTTTGTTTTATTTTTAAATATGATGGGTCAACACTTTGATACCCTATGGTCATATACAAAAGGAATTGCACAATCTAAAAAATTAGAACACAAATACGAAGATGGTATTGGTAATGATTTAATATATCATATGTTAGAATCATTAGGTTGGAACGCCGATATGGGGGTTCAATCTCAATATCTATGGGAATATGCATTCGGTAAGAATTCAGATGGGTCTTCTTCATCATCAATGAGTGGAAAATCTCGTCAACATCAAGTATGGAGACGAATACTAAATAACCTACCATACCTATTGAAACATAAGGGTACAAAAAGGGCATTAAGTGCAGCAATGGCTTGTTATGGTGTTCCATCTTCTATGTTAACAATAATGGAATATGGTGGACCAAACGACCCATCTACTGCTGCAACTACAACGTTTACATTTGATGATAGAACCTGTACTTTACATTTTGAAACAGGTTCATTCTTACAAGTTCCTTTTAAAGATTACTCAGATTCTAATGGAACTGATTTTCCTAACGCAATTGAATTTAGTATTAATACTATACAAAGTAGTGTTACTCAAAGCCTATTAAGAACTGATAAATGGGTATTAGATTTAGTACCAGGAACAGGTTCTCTTGCTAAATTAGAATTTAAAATTACAGGTAGTAATGTAACTCAATCGGTATCTACTGATTATATACCATTCTACAATGATGCATATACAAATATTGTTTTAAATAGAAGAACTGGTTCTACCACCGAAGTGTTTGAATTATATTTCAAAGAAGGATTTCAAGGAAGAATCAGAAATGAAGCAACTGCTACTTTATCATTACCAACCGGTTCAACTACTTGGAAAAGTGGTTCTATATTATATGTTGGTGAAGGATTAACTGGTTCATTAGATGAATTCCGTTTGTGGAGAACTCCATTACCGGAATCTCGTATTGATAACCATACCCTATTACCTGATGCAATTGATGGTTCACATATTTCTGCATCAACGATTGATTTATTGTTCCGTTTGGATTTTGAATATCCAATCAGTTTAACGCAAGGGACATCAAATATACCATCAGGGTCAATTAAGAACGTTTCTATTAATGAAGGGTATTCAAATTTTGCAAGTGCTTCTAATTTTACTGCAAATACAACTTATCCATATCAATACATACCATATGAAAGAACAGTAACGGCAAAAGTTCCTTCAAGTGGATTGACGGTAGGAAATAAATTTCGATTTGAAACACAAACCCTATCCGGCGATTTAAACTATAAAAGTAGAGCAACTAAAAAATCATTTGACCAAGCACCAATAGATACGGATAGATTAGGATTATTCTTCTCACCTATGAAGGAAGTGAATATGGATATTCTACGTTCTTTGGGTGAATTTAATATAGATGATTATATTGGTAATCCTGCAGATGAATACAATGATTCATATTCAGATTTAACTACTTTAAGAAATTATTATTTCCAAAGATATAATTTAAATACTCACGAATATATTCAGTTAGTAAGATATATTGATAAATCACTTTTTGAAACATTAGAATCATTAGTTCCTGCAAGGGCAAAGGTTTCATCTGGTTTGTTAATAGAACCACATATTTTAGAAAGAAGCAAAGTTAAATGGAACAAGCCATCCGCAGTAAATGCTCAACATGAAGTTACTATTGATACAAATGAAACTACAAACCAATATGCATCATACCAAAATATAAATGCTTTTATTTCTACATCTAATGCAATTGATTTAAATGTAACAAATCCACAATACTCTGTTGAAATACAAACACAAGGGGATTTAAATTTAGTTGCAACAAATAATTCGTATAATGGGGAAGTAGATACATTTAGTACTACAAATGTATTTGGAACAATTACAACCGATTCAACCAAAACAATGGGTGGAATATTTGCACATATAGATGCTACGATAACTGGTTCAATACGAGGTGAATACGACCAAACTGAGTTTACTCAAGTTGGATTAGATAAAAATTCTTTATCGGTTGCAGGATTTGGATTGTTTGGTTCTAATGGAAACGTAATCAGAACATATAGAGATGTTTGGGGTAATTTTATAAAAGAAAGAAATAAAGTATTTTTAATAAAAGAAAGTTATTCAAAAAATATACCTGAAAACATAAACGCGTTAGATAAAAGTATGGGAACACAATTAGTTTCGACTACTTTTTATAGAACAAAAGTTACTATATTAGATTGGGATGGCGCAACTCCAACAGTTGGTGGTAATATTGTAGAGGTAACTCCTTTAAATGGATATTTCTCAACCCATTATAGGAATACAGGTGATTTATCAACTGGATTACAAAATAGTTATTTTAATGGGTCTAAACAAACCTCTACAACTAATATTTTAGGTGGTTCACCGGTTCAAACATTCACAACTAACCCTAATATACTAAAAGTTTCAGATACAGGAAGAGGAAGTGGAGAACCAATTTTAGTAGTTGATTAATGAAAATTATTAAATACTTATATTTATATACGAAAGTAAAAAAGAAAATACAAAAATTATGGCATACTTAGATAATTCCGAAATCACAGTTGATGCGATTCTTACTAAAAAAGGTAGAGAAAAATTAGCATCTGGGCAAGGTCTTAACATTACTAAATTCGCATTAGGTGATGATGAGATTGATTACACACTTTATGAACCAGCACACCCAAAGGGTTCTGCTTATTATGATGCAGCAATCAGAGCGATTCCTGTAACTGAAGCATCTCCTGATGAAACTCAAGTTCTAAAATATAAATTGGTAACTTTACCAAAAGGTACAACTAAAATTCCTAAAGTGGAATTTGGTGTTCCTTCAATTTCAGTAAACCAAAGAAGTGGTCAAGTATCTTTAACTCCAACAACATCACCAAGTGGAAACGGACAGTCAGGATATACAATTGTATTAGCAAATAAAAATGCAGGTTCAATTGTTGGTAGTGGTATCGCAGCAGGTACAGGTACAATACCGGTATTCTTAGGCGATGAAATCACAACAACTGCAGCAGTAGAAAGAGGATTAACGTTCTCATTTATTCCTAACCCAAATACAACACAAACTATTAAGACAACTATAACAGTATATGGTAACGAAACAGGTGGTTCTCAAACTATTCCTGTGACCGTATCTTATATAGCTTAAACGGAGAATAAAATAATATGGCACAAATTACAGGACAAGCAGGAGTAAACTTAACATCAGAATTAGCAGCGTATTTACAAGCTAGTAATGGAAATATAACTACCGAGCAATTATCAAATCTTATAAACCAATATGTGACAGGTGGTGATAAATTAGCTGCACAAGGTGGTTCAATTACAACTGGTATTTACAAAAGATTTGGCGAATTCGACCAAATTACAGGTAAGGTAGAAGTTGTAACGACTGGTCTTTGGAGTGGTGATGTAGGAAGTTTAAATTATTACGCAACATCTTCAACTCAATCAGCAGCATCAAGTTCAAATTATTATTTAGATGTATATAAATCTGGTTCAACAGATGTTCAATTTGCAATAGCATATGGACACAAATATGCAAGTGGTTCAATTTCATTAGACCTTTCTAACGGAGATTCAACTCTAGCAACAAAAGCAACATATGCACAATATCGTTCTATTTTATTAGACCAAACGGACGAATTTTTCACATTTGATTCCCAATCAGGTGAAGGTTTACATGACTCTAGCGATATCTATGTTATTAACGTAGCAAGAGCTAGATATAAAGAAACAATGGATGCCGGTAATTGGGAATTATCCCTAAGTGGTTCAAATGGTATAACTACATTTATTGATGATAGTGGTAAAAAATTCTCTGATACTGTTGGTAAAGCAGGTAGATTATTTTATGTTGTGTCCGGTTCTTTAAATTTAGGACAAGATGCTGAAGCAAGTATTGATGGTAGATATGATACAAATGGTAGGGGATTTGGATTATTTTATCCAGACCAGGGTCTTATTGTATTAAATCCCACAGCAATTCATTCAAAAATAGGTACATCAATAGATAGTGGTTCAGTTGGTGGAAAATCAATTTATAGTGGTGTTGCATATGAAGGTAAAAATCATTTCTTATTGTATAATGCAATTAAGGGTGGAGCAGATTTTGAAGCAAGAAGAACTGAAAACGTTTCAACCTCTCATTACTTTGTAAGGGCAACAAATAGAGAATTTAACTTCTCAAATAATCCAACATTTACAAGTGGTTCATCTGATGGTTCATTTGTTGAATCAACATTTGAAAGAGACCCAAAAACATATATTACAACAATTGGTCTATACAACGATGCTAACGAAATGTTAGCAGTTGCTAAAACTTCACAACCGATTGCAAAATCATTTGATAAAGAAGTTTTAATAGCGGTTAAATTAGATTTCTAATTAAAAAATTATTTGGGAGTATCGTAGAACAAAAACCAAATAACATATTTAAACAACCCAACCCTAAAAAGTTGGGTTTTTAGTTATTAAAATACTTATATAGGTAAGGAATTCACTATGTTTAAATCAATACCCAAATCAAATATATCTAAAAGGTCTTTCAATGTATATAAACTTTGGAATACTAATGAGGGAGAATATCCTATCATAAAGGTATATAATGAAACAGGTTTATTTGATGAAAACTCAGACAAAAGTGAAGGTTATTTTGTTCATACCTTATATAATTCATTAAAAAGTAAATACTATTCACGAGAAGGTAATGCATTTACAACATTTGGTACATCAGAAAATTTAGCAGAGTTAGCATATGAACGAAAACTTCCTAATACGTTTCAGATAATACCAATTGACAGAAATAGATTTGGTGAAGAGATAAAAAAAGAAAGTGTTGTATTAAATGCAGGTGGATTAGATTTTGTTGATGATGGATATGGTATTATTAGAGAAGTTGGTAATTCATATACATTAGTTAGTCTTGATTTAGATAATAATGGGGTTGGGTATTTAACTATTAATGATGGAATCGGTGTTTACAATATTGAAGTATCTTCCATCTGGCCAATAGATTTAAATACCGGGTCTTGTAAATTAATTTATAATAGTGATGAAGATGAGTATTTTATAATTTCAATTGATTTTCAAAATAATAAAATTAATTTTACGGCTAAATTAACGTTTGATAATACTGATATAAAAACACAAGTACACGGTAATGTATTTTATGATGATGGGTTAATTGTTATGACAGATGATATTCTTTTTGATACCTACTCATTAGATTATCGTTCAACTCAAACAATATATGAAACTGAAATTTTAATTTCTGCTAATAGTGGAGAGTTCAATTATTCACAAAATCCAACTGCGGTTAATGTGTTAGTTAGTGGTTCATATGATTTTGAAATAACAGGAGTAAACAATTCATTCCCAGCAGGAACTAGAAAAATAAAAGAAGTATTAGATATATCACGTAGAGAGTTTTTTAGCGGGTCTATTGGTTCGGTTAGTGGTTCGTGGGAGGATTACTATACAAATGTATCAACTGACCCGACTGGTTCTTATTTAACCACTTATATTACTACAATTGGATTGTATGATGATGATGATAATCTATTAGTTGTTGCTAAATTACCAAAACCAATAAAAAACTTACCAGATTATAATCTTAATTTTTTAGTCCGTTTTGATACTTAATGATATTTATAAGCATAAACACAAAAAAACCTATGGCAGAAATTAACATTCTTGATGTAAATGATAATATCATTGAATCAAATATTACCGAAGAACAAGTAACAGAATTGATAAATAGAGAAATCTCTCCAGATGGACTGAATTATTATTTTTATCCTGGTGATGCAACTCAATTAAATGAGTTTAAAACAGCAGAATATTCTGAAAGTATTAGATTTATAAAAAGAGTAGAAAATCCAAACGAATAAACAAAGGAAAAATTATGTATAATTTATTAGATGTAAATCAAACAGTTGTGGAATCAAATTTATCGGAAGAAGCAGTAATAGCTTTATTAGAACATACAAATGGAGATGGATTTACTTATTTTCATTTACCGGTTGAACTTGATGCAATAGAAACACTTAAATTAGAAAAAGGCGAAACGCTTAGATTTATAAAAAGAATAGTAGATAACCAATAGGAAAAAAAATTATGGCTAGTATATTAGACTTATATAAAAATTCTGATTTTGCTAAATTAGCAGATAAATCTAAGGACAAAACTCCTCTTTCTGATGATGCCTCTTTAAAAGCAAATGTAGGTGAAGCAAAACTTGCAAAATCTAGAGGTGGTAAATTAAAAGATACAAAGTATTCTACTACCATTAAACCTTAAATAAATTCGTTTGGCGTTATTAATAAACCATTCCGAAAAGTGGGCGTTTCTTCATATACCTAAAACAGGTGGGAATTCTCTTAGTGAAATTCTACTAACAATTAAAGGAACGGAATTTGTAACTACTCATGACGATTTATCGGCATTTGGTAACATTGAAGATTATTTTATTTTTACATTCGTAAGAAACCCATTTACACGATTAGCCTCATGGTATCATCATGAACTAAGAATGGGCTGTAATAAAACCTTTGGTAATTTTATTAAAACTATTTTTCAATATAATTTTTTATATTATCCTCAAACATTTTTTTTAAATAATAATAGAACCGATAAAAGAAATATTAGTTTTATAGGTAGATATGAAAATTACTCAAACGATGTAAGTTTCTTGTTTAAAAAATTAGGATACCCCGTTCCCAAAATACCCCATCTTAATAGAAATTCTATATACGAAAGACATCCAAATTTAAATCAGCAAAAACATTATAAATCTTTATACAAAGAAGATTGGATAAAAGATTGGGTTAGAACTAAATACAAAGACGATTTTCAAAATTTTAATTATGAATTGGATATATAAAGAAAAGGTTATATCAGAAATATCTGAAATGCCTGAAGGTACAATTGGTTTTATTTATAGAATAACCCACAACATAACCGGCCAATATTATATTGGTAAAAAGAGTTTATACTCACATAGAACTCTAGCCCCATTAAAGGGTTATAAACGAAATCGTAAAGTTGTCAAAGAAATGAAATGGCAAGATTATTGTTCATCAAATGATGTTGTTAAAACATGGACAAACGAACCAATTACGAAAGAAATCCTACGATTTTGTCAATCAAAGAAATCCCTCACATATTACGAATTACAAGAACAATTTGCAAACAACGTATTAGCAGATGAAAAATCCCTAAATGAGAACTTAATGGGAAAATTTTTCAAAAGAGATTTGGAAATCTCATAAATTTGTTGTATCTTTGTTAGACTTAATGCAAATATAATAAACGTACATAAATTTGGAAATATCAGATTTATTTCGTATCTTTACTATATTAGTAGCGTTATAATATATGGTATCAAATACAGATAAATTAACAATCGTTAGTATTTTAGATGATGTCTTAGGACCAGGTTCATCCTTAAAAGGAAATGAACAGGCACATTATTGTCCATTCTGTCATCATCATAAAAAGAAACTACAAGTGAATTTAGATACACAGCAATGGCATTGTTGGGTATGTGATTCTAAGGGTAAGAGAATACAAGGATTACTTAAAAAATTACAAGTCGATGTTTCCAAACTTCGTAAGGTATATGAGATATATGGTGATGATTATATCGTATCATCTCAAATAGAGGAAGACCAGATTGAATTACGATTACCAAAAGAATTTAAATCGTTAGCAGAAATACCAATAGGGTTTAAACCCATATATAAAAAGGTAAAACACTACGCAAAATTAAGAGGAATACGGGATTCAGATATTATTAAATACAATATTGGATATTGTGATGGCGGGTTATACTCAGGTAGAATTATTATACCATCATATGATATAAATAATAAATTAAATTACTTTATTGCCCGTTCCGTTTTTGATGATGAACCATACAAATATAAAAACCCACCTGTTTCAAAGAATGTAATTATGTTTGAAAACCAAATTAATTGGAACGAACCCATTACTATTTGTGAAGGTGCATTTGATGCAATGGCGGTTAGAAGAAACGCTATTCCAATATTGGGAAAATTTATTCCTAAAAAATTAATGGATAGTATATATGAAAGAGGCGTTCGTAATCTAAACATTTTATTGGATACTGATGCACAAGACCAAGCCTTATACTATACAATGTATTTTCAAAAACAAGGATTCCAAATAAAAAACATTATCCCATCTGGTAAAGATGCTGCAGATATTGGATTTACTGAAATCAATAATATTATTAAAAATAAAACAGAAACAAATTATGAAGATGTTATTCTTCAGAAATTAAATCAATTATGATTCACGTAATTCCACAACATATTTCAAAAGGTTCTTATACTGCATGGTATAAATTACTTAATATTAAAGATGAACATATATTTCATTCATTTGATGATACGGATGAGATTGAACGAAAATTAATAGGTGAACCGCCTTATACTGATAAATTAATTGAAAAATTAGATATAATTAATCCACAATTTGGAGATGTGGTTATTTTTGATTCTAAATATATTGATTCACAT